CTCACAGTCGCAGATTGCAAGGCGCTCGCGGCTACACTGAGGCGCGACCTGATTCGTCCTCTCGTGCTTTTTAACTTCGGTGAAGACCGCCGGATTCCTTACCTCCGTTTCGATTGTGAGGAGGGGGAAGACCTCGAGCAGACGGCGAACATTCTCGGCACGTTGATCGAGAAGACTGGGCTCAAGGTTCCGACAAGCTACATTTACAAGAAGTTCTCTATCCCGAAGCCGGAAGGCGGCGAGGAAATCGCAACGCCAGCGCAGCCAGCGGCTCCGGCCTATCCCCTCAAATGGGACGCGGGGCGGGAGGTCGCCCTGAAGGGCCCGGCTCCGAGGGCAGACCCACAGCAGCGCGTCGACAAGATTGCGGACACGGCGGTCAAGGCCAGCGCGGGAAAATTCGGGAAGCTCTTCTCCCCGGTTCTCAAGTTAATTGACAACGCGGAGACCCTTGAAGATCTGAAGCGACAGCTCGAGGACGAGGAGCTCGCCGAGGCGCTGCTCCGGGAGATGGACGCCGGGGACATTGAGGAGCTCCTTCAGAGGGCGATGATTGTCGCCGACCTCGAGGGGAGGGCGGTCGAGCATGGATGACATTGAGAGCATTATCACAAGGAACGAGGAGCCCGCCTTCGAGGAGGCCGTCCGCTACTTCGGCGAACGTGTCCCGGTTACTCCAGGGCAGTTCTACAAGATCGTGGAGGAATACCGGGGGCTTGCCTTCACCATCTCAGGCTATACGAGCGTTCAAGTGCTCAAGAAGTTCTACGACGAGCTCCTCGGAGCCATCGAGGACGGCGAGACGATGGAGAGCTTCCGAAGCCGGATGAACAGCTTCCTCGAGGAGAAGGGCTACGAAGGCGTAACACCGTTTCAGGCCGATAACATCTTCCGCACGAACACACAAACGGCTTATCAGGTCGGACACTATGAACAGATGACAGACCCGGGCGTCTTAAAGCTCCGCCCCTTTTGGCAGTATGACGCCGTCAATGACAGGCACACGCGGCCCTCGCACCTTGCGATGGACGGGCGCGTCTTCCCGGCAGATTCCCCCGTATGGGACACATGGTTCCCGCCGAACGGGTTCCGATGCCGCTGCACCGTGCGGACACTCTCACGGCGTCAGGTGGAGCAGATGGGGCTCAAGGTGGAGGACAGTGTTCCCGCTCAGGCAGAGCTCCCGGACGGGCGCTTCACCCATGTCATACCCGACCCGCACTTTGGGGCGAATCCGGCAAAGGTCAGATATGAGCCCGACTTAAAGGGCTACCCGGAGCCGCTCGTGAAGGCATACCAGAAACGGCAAAAGTCCGGGAGCAGTAAATGAGCCCATAGAAGCCCCTACAACGGATTTTAGGGGCACGGGGGATAAACGGACGGGGTCAATCTTCTAACGCCGTTATAACGCGGGATAACGCAGTTCAGAGTGATTCTAAAAGCAAAAAAGGAATGGAGTGATAGAATGAAAGGATTTTTCGCCCTCAGCGGGGGCGAATCGGAGCTCAAGGGGGCTCCTGAGATTGTGAAGCTCCTCCCCCTCGGGCATGTCAGCACAAAGAAGGGGGACTTCGAGGTTGACGAGGAGAGCTTCAAGGCGATGAAAGCACAGATGCAGCAACACGGCGTCGACATTGTCATCGACTACGAGCACCAGACGCTCAAAGACATTCAGGCCCCCGCGGGCGGCTGGATCAAGGAGCTCGTGCTTCAGGACGGAGCGATCGCGGCTAAAGTGGAATGGACGGACACCGCACGGCAGTATCTCAAAAATAAAGAATACCGCTACCTCTCCCCGGTCGTGCTCGTGGGCAAGGACAACAGGGCGACGATGCTGCACTCGGCGGCGCTCACGAATACCCCGGCAATCGACGGGATGTTCCCGATTATCAATTCGCTCGGCCTCGAGGACTACGGGGATAGCGACAACAAAGAAGGAGGAAACAACACTATGAATGAATTGCTCAAAAAGATCGCGGCCCTCCTCGGCCTCGGCGAAGAAGCCACCGAGGAGGAGGTCATGCAGAAGCTCGGCGAGGCACTGAATGAGGCGAAGCAGCGGGGGGACGCAGCCGGGCAAAAACAGCCCCCCGAGGAGGAGGGCAAGATCGTCGCGAACAAGGTCGTTTGCGGTCTGCTCGGCCTTGAGGCCGGAGCTAAAACCGACGATGTCGCGGCGGCGATTATGGCGCTCAAGCATCCGAAGGGGTTCGTCCCGGAGACGGAGCTCCGCGCGCTGAAGGAGAAGATCGAGCGCAAGGAGGCGGATGACGCCGTCCTCGTGGCGCTGAAGGCGGGCAAGATTGCGGCAGCTCAAAAGGAATGGGCGACCGAGTACGCCCTGAAAGACCCGAACGGCTTCAAGGCGTTCGTCGAGAAGGCCCCGCAGGTCGTCCCGATGGGCGAGCTCGGCGTCGAGCCGGACGGCAGAAAGGCCCCGCAGCAGACCAGCGAGGAGACGCTGAAGATTTGCAAAATGCTCGGCGTCAGTGAGGAAGACCTCAAAAAATACGGATTTGGAAAGGATGATAAATAATGGCACTTGAAAGAGGCAGAAAGACCCCGGAAGTCGCGGAAGGCGGGCGTTTCCTTGTCCTTCCCGTGGCGGCGGGCGTGAAGATTTACGAGGGTTCCCTCGTGGCGATCGGCGCGGACGGTTATGCGAAGGCCGCAGTGAAAGGCACGGGCCTCACCGCAGCGGGCCGGGCCGAGAGGTTCGCAGATAACACAGGCGGCGCGGACGGCGACATCACGGTTAAGGTCGCCCGGGGCGTGTTCGTATGGGATAACGACGGCAGCGTCACGGCAGCACACGTCCTGAAGGATTGCTACATCGTGGACGACTGCACCGTCACGGCGACCAGCACAGGCAGCTCGAAGGCGGGCAAGGTCATCGCGGTCAGCGACGACGGCGTCGCGGTTGAGACCCGATAACGGGAGAAAGAGAGGTAAACACACATGATTGTTAATCAGCAGGCCCTCCGGGGCATTTACACGAGCTTCAAGGTCATTTTTCAAAAGGCGTTTGAGCAGAATGAAACCTTGTGGCAGAGAATCGCGACCCTCGTGCCCTCCGAGACAGGCGAGGAAAATTACAAATGGCTTGGAAAGATTCCGCACATGAGGGAATGGATCGGCGACCGCCAGATTCAGAATCTCAGCGCGTCGGACTACACCATCAAGAATAAGGACTTCGAGCTCACGGTCAGCGTGCCCCGCAGCGACATCGAGGACGACCGGATCGGCCTTTACAAGCCGATTGTCGAGAGTATCGGCCAGAGCGCAAAACAGCATCCCGACGAGCTCGTCTTCAAACTGCTCCCGGGCGGTTTCGTGAATAAGTGCTATGACGGGAAGGCGTTCTTCGCATCCGACCACGTTGTCGGAGACGGGAAGAAGGCAAAAAGCTACAGCAACAAGGGGACAGCTCGCTTGAGCCGTGCAGCTTACCGCGCAGCACGTAAAGCGATTATGTCTCTCGTGGACGAGAACGGCGACAGCTTAAACCTCGTACCTGACCTTTTGATCGTTGCCCCCGCGAATGAGGATGTCGCGAAAGAGATCCTCCTCGCCGACGAGATCAACGGCACGACCAACACCGACAAGGGAACGGCGGAGCTCATGGTCGCGACGCAGCTCGCCGGAAAGAATGAAAACTCGTGGTATTTACTTTGTACGAAGCGCCCGATTAAACCGTTCATTTTTCAGGAACGTAAAAAAGTACAGTTCCACCAGCTCACCGGAGAGACCGACGAGCCCGTCTTCATGCGTGCGGAGTACATCTACGGCGCAGACAGCCGGGATAATGCGGGCTATGGTCTATGGCAAATGGCATACGGTTCGGACGGCTCCGACCCGGAGACGCCTCCGGCCTCGGGCGGTGCAGACACCCAGACCACATAACGGGCCGGGCCTGAAAGGAGGCGGCAAAGATGGCCTACTGCACGGAGGACGAAGTCCGGGGAATGATTAAGGACGACGCCCTGAACACACTGATCGGCGATGCCTACATCGAAGAACCAGAGCGGCGGGAGGAACTACTCCGCCCGATTGTCACGGAAGCGATCGAGGATGCAAGCGGCGAGATTGATGGCTATCTCACAAAGAGATACAGTCTCCCCCTCCCCGGGCCCCCGAAGATTCTGAACAAATTCGCGAAGGACATCGCAGTCTATAACCTGTTTTCCCGGATTGGGATTGACGAGAGCAGCGAGCAAAAGAACATCCTCAACCGCTACAATGCGGCGATTAAGTTCCTCACGCTGCTCGCCGAGGGGAAGGTCGACATCGGGGTATCTGATACGACCGAAGCAGCCCGGACGGGGTTCAGCGTCAGCTCGAGCCCCCGCCTCTTCTCCCGGGATAAACTGAGGGGGATGTAATGGGCTACAGCATCCGCCTCGAGGGAGACGTCCGAAAGCTCATGAAACGCCTGAAGCACTACTCCGACCTTGACAAGAAGCATATCACGGCGGCGATGGCGGAGGCGGTCAGGACGTCCACTCTCGAGCGGTACAAACAGGAGAAAGACCCGGAGGGCAAGAAGTGGAAGTCCTCCATCCGGGCGGAGGCGGAGGGCGGAAAGACGCTCACCGACACGGCGCGCCTGAGAAATTCTATCCGGGCGAAGTCGGACGCCTCGGGGTTCACGGTCGGCACGAATACGATCTACGCCTCGACCCACCAGCTCGGGGAGAAGGGCCGGAAAATCACCATCCGGGCGAAGACCTCGAAGGGGCTCGTCTTCAAGATTGGCGACCGCTGGATTCGCAAGAGACAGGTCACGGTCAGGGTCAAGATTCCGGCCCGCCCGTTCCTCGGCCTGTCAGACGACGACCTTCAGGAAATCAAGGGGACGCTCGAAGACGCCCTCGGGGAGGAGTAAAAGATGTTTACAAAATGTCAGCAATTTCTAAAGGACGCGCTGAAGGATGCGGGCATCCACACCCCCCCGATCACCAGCCTAAAGAAACTCGCGTTATACACCGACAGTCACGTCGGAGCGATACTCTTCGATCAGGAGACCCTGGTCCGAAGCGGCTCAAAACGTATTTTTAAGAATGAGAGGGGCGACCAGCAAAAGAGGCGGAAGGTCTACGATCGGAGCATGACGTTCGACGTTATCATCGGCGAATACACAGCGGAAAAGGCGGAGGCAATCTACGAGCGATTCCTTAATACGGTCGAGCGGGGTCTGTATATCAACGGGAATTTCACAGCGGCGGAGATCGAGGGCGCGGATTGGGTCGAAAAGGATGACAGCATCTTAAAGGCTCAGGTCGCCGTACAGGTTAAGGTCAGGTTTGACGGCGGCGTCTATCGCGACACCGACTATATTGACGTCAGCAGCAAGGAGCTCGGCATCAGCGCCGAGAACATTATCGGAAAGGAGACAGTCACACATGTCGAAGACACAGGAACCGGCAGTACAGGAGCCGGAAGCGAATAAAGCAGGGCCGGAACTCTTTATGATTGAGGAGCTCAAGGCCAAAAAGAAAACGTCCGCCCCGATCTATAGCGGCGTATGCACCGTGCAGAATTGGGGGCCGGGCAAGGTAATCTCGGAGGCGGACTATGACGCAGCAGTCAAGGCGTTCAGCTTCGCCCCGATGGGAAAGAGGGTGGAGTAAATGCTCGGAGATGTAACAGCAACCGTCAGCGACGGCCTCCTCGGGTTTGAAACAGAAAAAGGCACGGGGATATTCGCCGCGATCGGCGTCTCCCCTGTTAAGGCGGATACCCCGCTCATCATTACAGGGAACATGGGCGTCACGAAAATCCGGGAGCGCCTCGGCCTCTCCCCTCTCGCGGATTCTGTCATGGATTCGGTCGAGAATGGGGCAAGCCGGATTTACTGCATTCCGGTCAAAGCAACAACTGAGGGCACAATCAGCGAAATCAAGAAGACAGGCGACAGCTCCGGGAACTGCACCGCCGAAGGCAAGCCGAACAACGCTTATTCGGTCATCGTGGAGTTTACGGGAAAGGGCGGGTTTAATACGGCGCTTTTCACCTGCTCCATCGACAACGGCTTCAGCAAGTCCGACGAGGGTACGCTCCCCATGACGGGCGAGTATGAGATACCCGGGACTGGTGTGACGCTGAAGTTCACACAGGACTCCAGCACACCGGAGGAGAGCTTCCAGATCGGGGACACCTTCACGTTCACGACTACAGCCCCGCAGATGACGAACGCCGACGCACTGGCTGCAATCGGGAAGCTGGGGCAGTTCGACGAGTTCTTCGAGTTCGTCCATGTGGTCGGGGAATCTACCCCGGCTATGTGGGCAGCAGTCTCGGAGGCACAGGCCGAGCTTGAGGAGCTGAAGCACAAGCCGCTCCTCTTCATCGTGGAGGCCGGAAACATCGGAAAAGACGAGAACGTCAGCGACTACGCCCTTCGGCTCGAGGCCGAAAAAAAGAAGCTCAAGAACAAGAATATCGCCGTTGTAGCGGCCCGCTCCCTTTATACGAAGATGGACGGCACGACAGTCGAGATCAACAACGCCGGGATTGTGTGCGGCCTTATGGCAAAGACCAATGTGCAGCAGTCCATCGGACGGACATCGGAAGCGGCGGGCATGGGAATCTCGAAAGACAAAATGATCGAGCTCCGCCCGGCAGGAATCAAGGAATATCTCGAGCTTCTCGATGACGCGAAATATATCACGTTCCGGGAGTACGACGGCCTTGAGGACTTCTATGTCACAAATGCCCGGGTCATGTCCCCGGACGGCTCGGACTTCCGCTATATCGAGGACGTGCGCGTCGTGAACAGGATCGTCCGGGAAGTTCGAAAGGCCGGGCTCCCGCTCCTTCAGGAGGACATCGACGTCGAGGACACACAGGGCGAGCTCGAGCGCCGGGCGAAATACATGGAAGCCCCGCTCGACGATATGGTTCGGAACAAGGAAATCTCCTCCGCGCAGATCACCGTCCCGGAGGGTCAGGACATCATCAGGAACGAACGGATGGACGTCGTCGTCCGCTATGTGTCCCGGGGCTATATCCGCACGATTCACGTCGACATCGGGCGGGCCAACGTCACAGTGTAAAGGGGTGAAAACAGATGTTAAGAGTAAACGGCAGGGCCTACGATTGGGGCGACGTTGACTTCCAGATACCCGGTCTCAACATTGAGGTTCAGGAAATCAGCTATAACGACGAGCTTGAGAAGGAGGTTGTCTACGGGGCAGGCCAGAGGCCCCGGGGCTACGGCGAGGGAAACTATAAGTCGGAGGGCAAGATCAGCCTCCTCCGCGACGATTATGACGAACTGCTTGACTATTGCAAGCGGCGGGACATCAAACTCTATAAGCTCGTCATCCCGAAGATCGCGGTTTCCTATGCAAATCCGGGGAGCCGGACGAGAACGGACATTCTCAGCACGGTCACATTCACAAAGACCGACCAGAAGGCAGCGCAGGGCGACAAGAGCCTCAAGGTCGACATGGACTTCATCATCGTCAATGGGATCACCCGCGACGGCGTGAAGGCGGTCTAATCAAAATAAATGACAAATGGAGGTAACGATCATGGAAGAGATCAGAGACAACAACACACCGAAGGCGGAGGACAACGCTCTCACTGAGGAAAAGAAAATCAAGGCGAAGTACAGCGGCGAGAAGGTCTACAAAATCGCGATGACTTTGCACCCGGACGACGAGACGGAGGTTCCCGTCCGCTATTTCTTCAAGCGGCCCGGGAATCCGAGTTATAACCGCTATGTCAAGACCGCCTCGAAGGATATGACGGGCGCGCTCAAGACGTTCATGTTTGATGCGGTCATCGAGGAAAGCAAGGCAAAACTCGAGGAAGACCTCGAGGAATATCCGGCTCTTGCAATCAGCGTCGGCGAGAAACTGCTCTCGATGATGGGCTTCACCGATTTGTCAAATTTGAAGAAACTCTAAGCGAGAAGCTCCGGGAGATACGGGCGAACATTTTCGACGCGGGGACGCTCGAGATTCATCGGTTCGTGCCTCCTGCTCTCTTAGAGGGGATAGACGTCGACAGGCTTGAGTCCGAGGAGTTCCTCGAGCTGCTCGCGAAGGCGCGTTATATTCAGGAGGTAGAGGCAGCGATCATTCAGCGGGGCGTCACGGAAGCCTTCGGGGAGGAATGAAAAAGCCGACCCCTCAAAAGGTCGGCTCCCGTCGATGAATCCATGCGCTATAAAGTTTTGTCGCGTTCCTCGCGGCCCTGAAGACGCTCTCCTTCTTCTTGTCCAGATGTCGGCCCCGTGTGTTTTGGGCCCCTATCCATAGTGCATAGGGGATAACATACAGGGTCAACGGCACGAAGACGAGGACAGCAAGGCCAACGCCGACGCACAGAGCAAAGACGAGAATCTTCAGCATGAAAGAAAAAAAGACCATCCTCACCGCCTCCTCGCTCCCATTATAACACGGGAAAGGAGTGATTTAAAGCATGAGCCTCGAATCGGTATTCAAATTGAGCCTCATTATGAACATGATTGACAACCTCACCGAGCCGATGTCGAGGGTCTCGTCGGCAGCGGGGGGCTCAATTAGCAAATTACAAAGCATGGAACAGACCCTCGGAGGCATGACAAAAGGCGGCGCAGTCATGGCGGGCGTCGGTATGCAGATCACAGACGCAGCCCTCGCCCCGGTCGAGGCGACATTCGAGACCCGGAGGGCGCTCGGGGAGCTCTCCTCCCTCGGAGTGAAAGACCTCGGGGCGCTGGAAGACGCCGCGCGCAGCTTCTCCGACCAATGGGCCGGAACATCGAAGGCGGACTTCATCAGCGCGGCCTATGACATCAAGAGCGGCATCGCGTCCCTCTCGGACGAGGGCGTCGCACAGTATACGGAGCTCGCGGGCGTCACGGCAAAGGCAACGAAGTCGACCATCGGGCAGATGACAGACCTTTTCGCGACAGGCTACGGAATTTATAAGGACTTCTACGGAGACCTCTCGGACATGGAGTTCGGCGAGATGTTCTCGGCAGGGATCGCGACTTCTGTCAAGCAGTTCAAGACAGACGGCTCACAAATGGCGGGTGCAATCAAGACGCTCGGGGCATCGGCAACAACGGCACAGGTTCCCCTTGAAGAACAGCTCTCTGTCCTCGGAATGCTTCAGGCAACCATGTCGGGCGCGGAAGCGGGCACAAAATACAAGGCGTTCCTCCGATCGGCAACAAAGGGAGGCGAGGCCCTAGGCCTGAGCTTCACCGACGCGAACAATCAGCTCCTAAGTATGCCCGAGATACTCGAGCAGCTCCGGGGCAAGTTCGGCGAAACGATGGACGCCGCCGAAAAAATGGAGCTGCAAAAGGCGTTCGGGGACACGGAGGCCGTCGCGCTTATTGATCTCATGTATAACAAAACGGGCGACCTTCAGAACAATATCCTCTCCCTCTATGATTCAATGGGCGGAGGGATAGGCGTCGCCACTGAGATGGCGACGGCAATCAACGAAACGGAGCCGGAGAAGTTCCAGCGGCTCCAACAACAGATACACAACGTCACGGAAGACCTCGGAAACAGCCTCCTTCCCACTGTCAATACAGTCATGGGAAAGGTCGGGGAGTTTATCGCAAAGGGGGCCGAGTGGGTTCAGAACCATCAGGAGCTCGTCCGGATCATTATGCTCGTTGTTCTCTGCCTGGGCGGATTCCTTACGGTCGCCGGGTCAGTGATCGCAGCCGTCGGAGGTGTGGGCCTTGTGTTCACAAAGACGGCGGGGTTCGTAACTGGATTTATAGGAACGATAAAAAAGCTTCCCGGGTTGCTTGACACCGTGCGAATATATGGCATGTATGCCGGGGACGGTGTCAAAAAGGGCTTTTCACTCATTACAAACTCCGGAGCCGGGGCGATCAACAGCGTCAAAAATGTTGCACTTAATATTACAAGCATGGCAAAGACCGCCGCAATTAGCGGAGTCAACGCCTTAAAGAGCATGGCGACCGGACTCGTCGGAATGGCAAAACAGGCGCTCACAACAGCATCGACAGCCCTCGGGCCACTTATAACGAGCGTATGGAGCTTCACGGCGGCGCTCCTTGCGAATCCGATCACGTGGGTAGTCATCGGTATTGTTGCTTTAATCGCAGGCATTGTTTTACTTTACAATAAATGCGAATGGTTTCGAAATTTAGTTGATAATATCGTCAGTGCAGTCGGCGAAAAATTAGGGGCAGCCTTAGAAGTAGCCAAAACGGTATTTCATGGTATCGGTAACGTAATAGGAACAGTTATGGAAGCAGCGAGCGCGACTGTTTCAGAAAAGCTCGGTAATATGAAAGCAGCATATGAGGCACACGGTGGAGGCATACAGGGAGTTGCAGCCGCAGCAATCGAAGGAGTAAAGGGGTATTATACCGCTGGATTTACTTTCATTGACAATTTAACAGGAGGAAAGTTATCAGAAATTCGAGATCGATTTTCTCAAGGAATACAGAATGTAAAGAACGTAATTATGGATAGTCTTTCATGGTTTAGAGAATCAGGGAAAAAAATCCTTACTACGTTTACGGAAGGAATTAAATCCGCAATATCAGCACCAGTGGAAGCAGTTAAGGGCGGACTTCAAAAGATTCGCAATATGCTCCCCTTTTCAGATGCAAAAACCGGACCGCTTTCAACTCTTACTCTCTCCGGCCATCGAACGATGACAACATATGCGACAGGTTTACAACAGGCAGTAGAAGCACCTGCCGAGGTCATGGAGGGAGCCCTCTCCCGGATCAGCACACAGATCAGTCCACAAAGCATAGTCGAGGAACCTGAGACAGTCGGTATTACAGCGACACGGGGGCCGGTTCGAACAATTGAGCGCCGGGAGATCAGCAGAGAAAAAGAAACCAGCTCAACGACCAGTGAGAAAGACACCGGAGTCAGTATAAATGAGTTCCATTTAACGGTTGACTTTTCAAAGATCAAGGAGCTTCCAATGCTCTTAAAGTTCCTTAGAGAGATTGAGGACTATGCAAATGCGAACGGACTCGTAACACAAGGGGAGGGATGACAGTATGATATACACAGACGAGAGCACTGTAAAGATCGACGCCGTCGTCCTTCCCGGCCTCTTCAAAAGTATTGAGATTAAGGGGGACGCGATTGTCGACGAGCAGGACGTCGAGGGGCAGAGTAAGAAGCCTAAACAGGCGACAGGCTACGAAGACGTCAAAATTAACATCGAGCTCATAGTCGATGACGGGCCGCTTCTCACCAAAATTCAGAAGATCGAACAGATTCAGCAGATTTTCAGAATACCGGGTCAGGAGAAGCCGACCGTCCATGAAATCATAAATGAACACACAGCGGCCCGGGGCGTGAAACAGGTAATTTTCAAGAATCTTACGCATAAGGCCGAAAACAAAAAAGGGCAGCTCGTCGTCACGCTTGAATTTTGGGAGTACACCGTCATGACGGTCACGGCCTCGAAGTCCTCAAGCGGGTCGTCTGGGGCGAAGAAGGCGGCAGCGGCGGCGACAGCAAGGGGCAACTTAAACGCAGA